TCTAAAACGTATGATGTTTGAAGAGTGGGAAGTAATGAACATTTTAAGGAAGAAATATGGTTTTAAAATAGTTTTAGATATAGATGACTACTATATACTTCCTTATAATCACTTATACTACACAGATTGGAATAGGGTAAAGTTGGGAGAACGTTTAATAGAAGCATGCAAACAGGCAGATTTAGTATTTGTAACCAATGAGTTACTAAGGGATGTTTATAAAGTATATAATAAAAATATTTTTGTTATACCAAATGCACTTTCCTTTGATGTAGAGAATAGAAAAACTGATTCAGATAAATTAAGATTCTTATATGTATCAGGAAGTACACATTATAATGACTTAAAATCCATTAGTGGTTTGTTTCAAAGGCTTGGAACAGATACAGACTTCAAAAAAAAGGCTAATTTTACTCTTTGTGGATATAACAACCCTACAAATAGTAAACAAAATGCTTGGTATAGTATGGAATCTATATGTAAAAAGTCTAATTCATATATTAGAAGAGACACTCTTACTTTAGATAAGTATATGGAGCATTATAATTATGGAGATATAACAGTTGCACCATTAGAAGACACTTTTTTTAACAGTTGTAAGTCAAATCTAAAGTTTTTAGAGGCATCCTCTACAAAAAAACCCTTTATTTGCAGCAATGTTTTACCATTTACAGCAGATAAAGACCATAAAGGTATAGTTTTTTGTGACAAAGGTCAGGATTGGTATAAAGCTTTTAAATTTTTTATAAATAACCCAAATGCAGTAGAAGATTATGGAGAAATGAATTATGAATATGGAAAAAGACATTATAATATAATAGAAACAAATAAACAAAGAGTAGAAATACTTAGAGAATTAATAGAGCACAGGTCAAACGGATAAGATGTCACCCTGTCAAGGTGCACGGAACGGGTTCAACTCCCGTGTGTTCTGCCAGGTTTTGCTATTTTTCACTATATTTAAGCCTTATTAGATAAAAGGAAGTTCTTATTAAGGATTGAACTTTCAAAATAGCACCTTAGTGGAAATGCGCTTCCCATCTCGAAGGATAAAAAAGAAAATAATACGTTTCCTAATTTCCATTATATTGATGCATAATTCAATGGTAGAGTGCGGAGCTTATATCTCCGTGATTGTTGGTTCGATTCCATCTGCATCAACATATTGTCGAATGGCGCAGCTTGGTAGCGCAATTTCCTGATAAGAAAGAGGCCGTAGGTTCAAATCCTACTTCGACAACTAAGTCCAAGCCAACAGTATAGAAGCACATCCTTGCGTGATGGATTGAGCTTGGAATTTTATGGGCGTGATGCCAACGGCAGGTCAACTCCTTTGCAAGGAGATTGTTTGGGTTCGACTCCCACATCTGTCCACCATTTATACTACTAAAACTACATATTTTATATTTATGACTGACTAAGAATAATGGGATTTGGTAATTCCAATTATTTTACGTATATTTGTATAACTTATGGATGATAATGAAGAAGTAGCAATAAAAAATGCAGCCGATGCAGTTAAACTAATTAATAAGGCAGCAGAACAGGCAGCAACAGTAATTGCTAATGCCGCACAATCCGCAAGTAAATTAGTTGCCAGTAACGCTATTGATGCAAGTAGAGTATTGGTCAATACCAATGGAAATGACCATGACCTACTTGTAGAACTAAAAGTAAGAATAGAAGGTGTAAGGGAAGATATTAAAAATCTTGCAAATGGAACAGAAAGAAGAATTGAGAGTTTAGAGAAGGAAAAACTAAATGTTTCAGATTCTTATGATGCCTTATATAAAGCTAATTTTGAAGCATCTTTGCAAGATATTGATACGAGAGTCAGATTTATTGAGAAGAAGGTTACACAAATAACAACCTATGGAACAGGATTATTAATTTTATTAGGGGTAATAGAGTTTTTAGTAAGTAAAATTATTCATTAATTAATCTTTTTAAATAAATAAATAATAAACAATGTTAACAGCAGTAATCTTAGTTTTAATATTTTATGTAATAGCTTTTCTGTTACTTGATTTAATAACACTAACCCAGCCAAAAAGAAAATTATTTTCAGCACTAATAATAATTATAGGTCTTTTATGGTTATTAAAAGAGTTTACCAATTTTCGTTTTTAAAATGTAAATAATGCCAATAAATGTAATTCCTCCTGTAGCATTCACTGTAGATCCACAAAATGATATTGCGCAATTATCTAATTTGTTAGTGTTAATAAGTACTATATTAGATAATGAATCAGCAATAACTCCAAGTGGAAATACAATGACCGCAGGAGCAATAGCTTCACTAAATAGCACACTAACAGATGCTTCAGATAGAATTGATGTAACAATAAACCCAGCCCCAGCAGTATAATGAAAATACTTTTTCTTTTAAAAAAACAAAATAATTACGGAAACTATTCTTTCAAAGGCTTGTCATCAGGATTATTTAATTCTGCAAAGATGACCGAAGAGAGCTTAGAAGAACACTTAGACATAGAAGCTGATCTAAAAATCTGTATAGATGGAAATAGCATAGACAAAGAACTTAATGAATATAGACCGGATGTATGTATAATAGAAGCTATTTGGGTTACACCCAAAAAAATACAAGAATTACAGAAACTATATAAAGATTTGTTATTTGTAATAAGGATTCACTCAGAAGTTCCATTTTTAGCTAATGAGGGTGTAGCAATAGATTGGATAAAAGAATACAAAAAGATTTCTAATGTATCAGTAGCTTTTAATTCTAAAGAAGCTCAAACTTCCTTTATGGCTACACTTTATACAAATTTTCCATATCTTCCAAATATTTATAGTGGTTGTGATGATAGAAATTTTTTGGGAGAGTTTAAAAATAAAAAGGTAATTGATATAGGTTGTTTTGGAGCCTTAAGACCAATGAAAAATCAACTATTTCAAGCTTTTGCCTCTATAAGTTTAGGCAATTACCAAAATAAATTAATACGCTTTCATGTAAATAGTACAAGACAAGAACAAGGCGGAGAATCTGTAGTTAAGAATTTAAGAGCTTTGTTTAAGAATACTAAGCATGAGTTAGTTGAGCATTCTTGGCTTCCACATGAGGAGTTTTTAGGACTTATTTCAAATATGGATTTAGGAATGCAATTATCATTTAATGAATCTTTTAATATTGTAGCCGCTGATTTTGTATCACAAGGAATTCCTATAATAGTAGGAAACACAATAGAGTGGTTGCCAGAAGAAAGCAAAACATCCACTACAAACATAGAAGCAGTAGTAAAAAAAATGTTACACGCTCTAAAAAATGGAAACTCCTTAGTAAGAAAAGAAAAAAAATCTCTAAAAAGGTATAATGAAGAAGCTTTAGAAGCTTGGGAAGACTTTATAACTACTTGTTAAAATAAATATTTGGCAATGTCAAAAATTTTACGTATATTTGCATTTTAAATAAATAATGAAACAATTTACATCATATAGTCTCTATAGTTTATCGCTACAAAATAGCGACAGGGGAATGTATGATATAGAATTAGGATAATACCTATAATCATTCAAACACATATACACCTTGTTGCTTAATTGAGACAAGGTTTTTTTATGCCCTTATAGCCCAATGCAGAGGCGTTACCCTCAAAAGGTAATCAGTGTAGGCTCGTGACCTACTAAGGGTACAAACGTTCCTATGGCGCAGTAGGTGGACGCAAAGGTCTTAAAAATCTTACAAGGCTGAGTTCGAATCTCAGTAGGAACACAAACGCCGACATGAGGTAATTGGTACGCCTTACATTCTTAGAAAGTGTAGTTTGTCCGTTCAAATCGGACTGTCGGTACAAATAGTAGGTTGCCAGAGTTTGCTAATGGCGCAGTCCTGAAAACTGAAGGCGGGTAACACCGACGGGGGTTGGAATCCTCCACCTACTGCAAAAGGAAAATAAAGCTATATTAGGACAATAGCAACGCCCTGCTAAGGCGTATGTACCCTGTGAGGTATGTGTTTCGAGTACACTGTTTTCCGCATGTTTATAATTAACTTAAATAATATTCTTTGGTTAGTAGAGTTTAATGGAACTAATACTGATTGGATATGTATATTGGGATAATGCTCAGCGCAAGTCAGACCGTCTGTAAAACGGAACTGCATGGAGATGGTGACTCCTCTATCCCACTTTTAAAAATAAATTTGGTAATATCAAAAAGTTTTTATAATTTTGTATGCAATGACATCAGGAATATACAAAATAACTTCTCCTACTAATAAAATTTACATAGGAGAATCTTTAAATATAGAAAGAAGATGGTCACATTATAAAACTTTAAACTGTAAGCAACAACATAAACTATTAAATTCTTTTAAAAAATATGGTGTAATAAATCATAAATTTGAAATTTTAGAAGAATTACTATTTTTAAATAAACAAATTCTTCTAAGCAAAGAAAAATATTATATAAATCTTTATTTAGATAAGGGTTTTCAACTTTTAAATATTTTAAAAGGGGATGAAGTAAGAAAAAAATGGAAAACTTATGTTCCTGTAGAACCCAAAAAAGTTTATCAATATGATTTATTTGGAGAGTTTATAAAAGAATTTATAAGTGCTAAAGAAGCTTCTAAGGAATTAAAAATTAGATATACTGGCATTATAAATTGTGTAGCTAAAAGGCAATTTACTACTAAGGGATTTATATTTTCTTATGAAAAATATGAAAAACCTTTTAAAGAAAAAGTAGAACTCCCTTTAGAAGTATATGAGTGTGAAAAAGAGACAATAATTAAAGATTTAAGTATTGAATTAGTAGAAATAGAGGAAAATTCCTGGATTTTTAATTATTTTTAGTTATTTTTTAAAATAGTTTTGGTAGTTTCAAGAAAATTACTTAGTTTTGCTTTATGAAAAATTTAGTATCTCGATTTTGGCATCAACAAACTACACAGCCGTGTTTTACATACGACAAGAAGGGTTATGTTAATACGAGAGATACAGATTGGGCTTAAAAGACTCATAAAAAATAAACTTGGTATTGAAAATATATAAGTCCTAAGATTTCCATCTTGGGACTTTTTAATTTAAGCTGTCAGCATAGGACAGGGGTATCCCCTATCGGCTGATGGCTTTTTTTAATTAAAATAATCAACAAAGATTAAAAATAAATTTGGTAAAGTCATAAAAATTGATTATATTTGCTCTTTATAAACCAAATAGTTATGGAAAAAGATAAAAAATACTTCACCCCCGAAATAGAAGACATAAGAGTAGGGTATGAATATGAAATAGAAAATGATCCTGTAAGAGGTATTTGGGATAAAGAAATAATAGAAAATTTATATGATTTAGAAAACTTCTGTAAATATAATAAAAAGGATAATGATGCTGAAATCAGAACTCAATACCTAACAAAAGAACAAATAGAAGAAGAAGGGTGGAAACAAGCAAAGTGCAGCAATCCTGAAATATTATCATTTACCAAAGATAAGTACTGGCATTGTTGGTATACATCAGGTGGGAATGTTTTATCTATAGATAAAGGTACAAGACCTTTATTACCTAATCAATATTTTAGAGGATACTGCCCTTCTATAAATGAATTTAGACAAATAATGAAACTATTAGGAATATAATGCAACTAATAAAAATTAATAAAAAAACAAATAGTAAGATAGAACAAGCAAAGTCTTTAATTTCAGTTTATTGCTTATTGTCTTCTATTAAACTATCTGATACAGACATTACTGTACTTTCTTATTTTATGGTGTATAAGATTACACAAACTACAAAAGATTTAATACTTAATAGTAAAATATTACAAAGTGTAGATTCAGTAAAAAACACTATGAGCAAACTAAAAAGTGTAGGACTTATTAAAAAAGTAGCAATAAATGAATATGTAGTTAATGATAATCTAAATGTTAATTTAGACAGTATAGTGGCACTCCTAATTAAGATAGATAATAAATGAAGACTATAAATATAGTAAATAAGATGGTTGCAACTAATCTAAACTTAGATGTAAAGATAGTGGAGAAGGTTAATAAACTTTATTGGAAAGAAATAGTGAGAAACCTCACTACGTTAGCAGAAGAGCCAATACACATCAAAAAAATAGGTACAATAGTTGCAAGTCCTTATAAAACAAACAATTATATTAAATATTTACTAAATAAAATAAAAAAAGTAAAAAGCAGCCCTAAATACACAGATTTAACAAAAGAAAGAATAGTAATAGGAATAAAAGAGCAAATTGCAAACTTATGGAAAAAAAGAGATCAATTTGCTTTAGAATTTTATAATAAACAAAACCAAAATAAAAATGTCACTATTTAGTGAATACGCTGATTTAGTTCCTTTAGCTTTAAAAAATAAAGAAAAGATATTGGAAGCAGTAGTAAATAAAGTAAAAGATAAACTTGGAAAACTACCAAAGGATAAACAAGATGAAATAATTAGAAGAAGATTGATATGTGAATCTTGCGAATTTATGAGTAAAAATGCAAAACTTATCAGTGATTATAGCTCTAATAGATTAGATGATCATTGTACACTATGCGGATGCAATATTGATTTAAAAACTGAAAGTTTGATGTCTAATTGTGGAATAGAAACTTGGAATTTAAAAAATCCTGATGAAAAACTACCGCTAAAGTGGGAAATATATAAATCTAAATAACATGGATAAAACACTAAAAAAAATAAACAACGCTATAACTACTTACTGTACAACAGTTGGTAACTTTCCTTCTTTTTTAAGAAGGCTGGATATTTATATTACAGAGGAGCAAAAAAGTGAGATAAAAAAAGAATTAGTTACAATTCTTGGCTGCACTCAGGATTATGCAGATAAAGTAGCAGAAGGAGAAATTTGTTTTGGGGATGAAAAACATTTTCTGAAAACAGGAGAACACTTTGGAATAGAAGAAATAAAAAATACCTAAATAAAATGAAAAAAATAACAATCTCCGCAGCTTTCATGCTGTTAGCCTCTGTACTGATGGCGCAAATACAGTTTCGTCCGACAAATGACAATATTAACTTCTCAAATCCTGTCACACTAAAAAATGATACCCTTTATGTGCCAGCAGGGTCGGCGAAATTCATTAAATTAGGTGATAAAGTTTATAAACTTGTCACTTCAATTGAAGAAGTAAAGGCAGAGACTGCAATATCGGCTTTGGGTTGGGATAGTGGCACAACTAAAATTAACGGAGTTCAGTATTATGCCAATCAGAGTATGTTACTAAACCAAAGTATAGATACTACTGAAAGTTTGCGACAGTATCTGTTACACCCTCAATTTACCGATTCATTAATAATACCTCGTAAAACAATTCATCCTAAAAAACACAAAACCAAATAAAATGAGCCTAACAATAACAGATAAAGAAGAGATGCAGGTTAAGCAACTTATTTTTCATAATTTAATGCAAATTGTGGAACAGTTTCCACAATACACTGTAGCACAACACTTATATTTTATTCTAAGACGCAAAGGAGATAAAGAAGAAATATATAACTGGCCAGATAAAAAAGTATTAAAGAAATTTGAAGATTATAAAGATGAACTTGAAACAGAGTTAGCTAATACTCCCACAGAAGATGAATATTAATACTCCTACAATTTATAAAATAACTAATCCCGCAGGAGCTGTTTATATAGGACAATCATGGTATCTAACTAAGAGAAAGTCTGCTTATAAAAACCTTAATTGCAAGGGACAGAAAAGATTATATTACTCATTACTTAAATATAGGTGGGAAAATCATATATTTGAAGTAGTTCAAATATTACCAAAAGAAATCTCTCAAGAAATATTAGATAACTATGAAATATTTTATTGGAGACAATATAAAGAAGCAGGATATAATCTTTTGAATATAAAAGAGCCAGGAAAAGGAGGAAAACATTCAGAAGAAACGAAAGAAAAGATAAGATTAAATAAAATAGGCACAATAAATTCTGATGAAACAAGAAGAAAAATTAGTGAGTCTAATAAAGGAAGAAAGTTATCTAAAGAAACAAAAAATAAAATGTCTTTGTATGGAAAAACAAAAATATTGCCTTTTAATTTAGATACTGAGAGGAAGCGTTTAAATACAATAAAATTAAATAAAAAGCAATTAGAACCTTTTAGTTTAGAAGAAAGAAGAAATATTCATTCTAAAAAAAGATTAGAGGCATTAGATTCTCACAAAAAAGAAGTTTTACAGTATGATTTAAAAGAAAACTTTATCAAAGAGTGGTCATCTATAACGGATGTTTTCAGGAAACTTAGTATAAATAATAGGCATATTTCTGAAGTTTGCTTGGGAAAAAGAAAAAGTAGTGGGGGATTTAAATGGAAGTATAAATATGTTTGACAAATTAATTGATTGGTTGGTTTCATTAGTAAATGAAATAAAACCTTTTTTTATAATAAAAGAATATGAAGAAGCTGTGCGCCTAAGAGGAGGAAAATATAGTAAAAGTTTTAAAAAAGGATTTTATCTAAAAATACCTTTTTATGATGAAATAATAGCACAACATGTAGTTATAACTACCTTAGACTTACCTTCTCAGTCTTTAGTAACAAAGGATGGGAAAAATATTGTTATTAAAGCTATTGTTAAATATAAGATATATGATGTAAAGATTTTTTTATTAGAAGTCTATGATGCAAAAGACGCACTTTCAGATGTTGCACAAGGAATAATAAAAGATATAATGATTTCTTCTTCTTGGGAAGACTGCATAAATATAGAAATAGATACTTTAATAACAAGAAAAGTGAAAAACGAAGTGAAGAAATTTGGCGTTCTTATAGAGAAAGTGACTTTAACTAATATTGGTATAATACGATCTATTAGATTGTTTAATGAAAATGAGATTATAAAAAATGAGTAGTAATGGCAACTAAAAATACAAATAAATATATAGGAAAAGAATTAGAATGGCTTGACGCACAATGGAAAAGCCTACAGGATTATGTAGATTCTAATCCCATATCCGATATGCAAGATAGAATAGTACAACTTCAAGCAGGAAAATCTATAGTGGATAAAGTAGCCGCTACAATAGAACAACAGATAAAATCTGTGAGAGATACCATTAAAGAAATGCCAGAACTCCTTGCAGCAATTTCTACCTTACGTGAAAAAAATGAACAAAAAGACATCAGTGTACGTGGAACAGGAAAAATCCCGCACATGATGAGAACTTAACTATGTCACTAAGCACTTCCCCCGAATTATTTTTAAATATAAAATCTATCCCCGACGAGGATAGTGAAGAGTATGTACCCTTTTTTGAGAATGAGTTAAAGAAGATTAGATATGGAGTCACTATCAATGGGGTATATATTCATGGTTGGTTGTATTGGCATCTAAATCATTGGCACATTTATCTTGATGAATTAGATGAAGCTAACAATGATATTGTTAGAAAATTTTCTCATCCTGATTTTAGAGATAATGAATGGCTTGTAGCTGAACATATAGAGAAAGCGGAAAAAGCAAAGAAAGGATTATTAATATTTGGAACCCGAAGATTTTCAAAAACAATCTTTGAATCTTCTTGGATAGCTCGTGGAGCTACTATTTATGAGGGGTCAGAGAATGTATTATCAAGCACTAATTCTGATGATATTGCCCTTCTTTCCTCAGCATTAGAAAAAGGAGTAAATGCTCTACATCCTTACTTTCAATTTGAAAGAATATCAAACGACTTTAAAAAGAAAGTAACACTTGGTTTTAAAGATAAAAAAGGTAAAAGACATATATGGTCTGACATTTTAATTAGAAACCTGGATGAAGGTAGAAATACAGAAGCAATAGCAGGTACTACACCCAAAACTCTTGTTATAGATGAAATAGGTAAAGCAAACTTCCTTGAAGCCTTTGCAGCAGCAAAACCAGGATTTACTTCTCCTTTTGGATGGAGATGTACTCCAATCTTGACTGGAACCGGAGGATCATTCCTACCTAATTCAGATGCTCAGAAATTCTTTGAAAATCCTGAATCACAAAACTTCTTAGCCTTAGACATTCCTAATAGGAAAAAGAAGTATGGATTATTCGTTCCTGGAACTTATAGAATGGAGGGTAAAGTTAAGACAACCTTTGGAACTTTTATAGAAAATAAAAGTGGTATCTTACTTCCTGAAACTTCTGAATTGTTTGATTTTCCTTTTTACGTTTCTGATGAAGAGAAAGCTAAAAAAGTTATAGCTGACGAAATCGAACAAGCAAAATTAGATAATGATGCAAAAACTGCATTAAAGGCAAGAATGTATTATCCTCTAACAGTAGAAGACTGCTTCTTAAATGAAGAGGTTAATAACTTTCCTACAGAGGCTATAGAACAACAAATTATTTATTTACAGGAAAGATATTCAGATGGAAAAGGATTACAATATGTAAAATTTTATCTTGATGTAGATGGGAAAGTTAAAAAAAGTTTTAACACACCGCTCCTTCCTATAACAGAATTCCCTGTTAATAAAAATACATTTAAAGATGCTCCAGTAGTAATATATGAAGATAGGATCTCTGAAAATCCCACGCCTGGATTGTATATAGCAGGAGGAGATACTTATGATACAAATAAGTCAGCAAACTCAAGTTCTCTTGGAGTAGTATACATATATAAAAGAATGTATGACCCTATTGGTGGAACATTTCAGGATATGATTGTAGCATCTTATGCTGCTCGTCCAGAAGAAATGAAAACATGGAATGAAACAGTGGAGATGTTAATGGATTATTATAATGCTGTCAATATGTTTGAAGCTACAAATATGACTTTTACAAACTGGTTTGACCAACGTAATAAAGCTCATATGTTAGCGGATGGTTATGATGCTTTAAAGGAAATCTCACCAACTACTTCTGTAACAGGAAGAGTAAAGGGACTACCAGCAACAGTAAAAGTTCAAGCTCACTATATGAACTTAGAATATCAATATACAAAAGAAAAACTACTTATAGGAACTAATCCAATTACAAATGAACCTATTACTAAATTAGGAGTATTTAGAATTCCCGATATAATGTTACTCAGAGAAATGTTAGCTTTTTCTAAAGGTGGTAACTTTGATAGAATTGTAGCTTTTGGTCATATATTAGCTTACGATGCTTATTTACAAAAATATAACCCCGTTGTAAATATTCCTGAAGTTGGAGAAAAAATTGATTTCAAAAAACCATATGTTAAATCTCCTTTTCTTGCAGGCAGGAGGTCAAGCCCCTTTTAATTTATAGAGAAATAATCGTTTTTCATTAATAATTGTTTCTGATTTTTCTGTCTGCAAAATTTTTAGTATATTTGCTAATATGTTTAATTATAACAACTCATTAGCAGCTATGCTTCCTCCGCAGATGCTTTCATCATCTCAAAAAGATGAGGAATGGAGACACAGCACAATGGATGCTCTCGAAAGAATAGGAAGGATACAATACCAGGAAAACATAAAACTTATAGAGAATTATGAAATGATCAAAGGAAAGTTTATATTTAAACATTACTTTGAATCAGAAGCTCATGGGGATATGTTAGGTCAGTTAACCAGAGAATTTGAAATTCCTACATATCTACGACATTATGATATTATCTCTCAGGTAATAAACACAATGTCAGGAGAATACCAAAAAAGACCTGATAATTTTAGAGTGAGAGGAAATGATGAAGGAACTACTAATGAATATATCAGGCAAAAAACATCTATGCTTATTAATTATGTTCAAGCAAAAATAGATGCAGAAATAAATGCTAAACTCTCTCAAATGGGTTTAGATCCTAATAAAACAGATTTTAATTCTCCTCAAGAACAACAACAGTACCAACAACAGATACAGCAACAAAAACAAGCTCTCACTCCTCCTGAGATTCAGAAGTATATGGATATGAGTTGGATGGACACAGCAGAAATATGGGGACAACATCAATTAGAATTAGATAAAGAAAGATTTAAATTTTCTGAAAAAGAAAAGGTAGAATTTGAAGATATGCTTGTTGCAGATAGATGCTTTAGACATTATTATATTACTTCAAACGGATATGAACAAGAAACATGGAATCCTATAAATACTTTTTTTCATAGATCTCCAGAAGTACAATATACAGAAGATGGGGATTATGCAGGAAGAGTTTTTTATATTACAACTCCAGCAGTTATAGATCGTTATGGTTTTTTAATGACAAAAAGCCAAATAGATTCTTTACAAGAAGATTTAAGTAAAGATAAGACTAAGTGGAATGAAGCCACTGGAACGGATTATGTATATAAAGAATATTTAGAACCTTTTAAAGGAGCTAAAGAGTACACTTTAATGCAGCAAACCTTAGGATTTAAGAATATAGAATCACAAGGAATTCCTTTCTTAGATAGTGGAACTCTTAGTGGAATTTATAATGGGACATTATTTAGTGCAGCAAGAGGCTATCATTTAGTTACAGAAGCTTATTGGAAATCGCAGAAAAAAATAGGAAAAGTAATTTACCCAGATCCAGAAACAGGAATGATGGTTAAAATGCTTGTTGATGAGAATATTATTATTCCTCCCGATTTTAAACAAAAAGATTCCTCTTTTGACGATAGAGAAGAACCTTTCACTGTTATATGGACTTGGATTAATGAGGTGTGGAAAGGTAAGAAAATAAGTAGAAGAGGAGTGTCTGCTACTTCAAATACAGATGATATATATTTTGATATTAAACCTTTAGAGTTTCAATTTAAAGGAGATATAAATCCTTATAAGGCAAAACTTCCCGTTTGTGGTGGAAGATTTAGCCCAAGAAACTCAGAATCAATGTCTTTAGTTGACATGATGAAGCCTTTCCAAATAGGACACAATGTAGCAATGAATCAGTTATATCAAATAATGGAGCGTGAGGTTGGGAGATTTATAGTGATGGATGTGAATATGTTTCCAGCATTAAAAGATTGGGGAGGGGAAAAAGGTTGGGAGAAAGCTATGTTAGTAGCTAAGAGTTTGGGAATGTTTCCTGCTGATACTTCCCCACAAAATACAAAAGGTTCAGCGGCTGCCGCTGGTGGGCAGTACCCAAAAATGATTGATTTAGATGAGTCTGCTCGTATGCTATCAAGAATTAAAATTGCAGCAGAGTTTGAACAGTTTGCTTTGAAACAAGTAGGATTTAATGAATATAGACTTGGACAACAAGCTGCCTCTTCTACTGCTAAAGGTGTAGAAGTAGGACAACAAGCTTCATATTCTCAGACAGAATCTTATTTTACAAACTTCTCTAATTATATTAGGAGATGCTTAAAAATGGACTTAGATATAGCTCAGTATGTACAATCAAAAGAAAAAGACATCACTGTATCTTATACTAAATCAGACATGTCAAGGGCATTTATAAAATTAAATGGTACTGATTTATTATTATCTGATTTACATGTCTACGTGTCAAATTCCCAAGAACAGTTAAGACAACTCGAAATGCTTAGACAACTTGGACTTGAAAATAACACCTCAGGAGCTACTATAGTTGACTTAGCTAATATTATTACAATGAATTCTCCTGCTGAGATCAAGTTACAACTTGAAGAATCTTACAAAGCTAAGACGGCATTAGAACAACAGCAGTATCAAATACAACAACAGCAAATAGAACAAGAGAAAGAACTTAAGATTGAAGAACTTAACAGAGAAGATTCTAATATAGAAAAACAAATTCAGGGAAGACAAGATGTTGCTTATATACTGACTTTTGCTAAACAAGCTGATAATCTAAAAGATACAAATGCAGACCAAGTTCCTGATTTATTAGAATACGATAAACTAAGTGCTAAAACATCATCAGACACTTCAAAAGTACAAGTGCAGCAAGAAAAAAATAACTTGGCAAGAAATAAAATGATTGCTGACAAAGAGTTTAATGTTAAAAAATTAAAATTAGACCAACAAAGACTTGCAAGCAATGAAAAAATAGAGAATAAAAAATTGGCTGTTGTGAAGGCGTTAAAAGGACAGAATGTAACAGCTAAAAAATAATGCTATAATAGCCTGTTAATCTGCCTCTTTTTTTATAATTGAGAATAATTATTTAAGTTTGCATTACAAAACCAAAAAACATTTAAATGGCTGATTTACAAACAAGCATTTCTACAATATCTGAAGAGCAATTAAACGCTCTTTTTGGAGATGAAACGACTAAAAATGTTAATGAAAATGACATAGCTCTTGGAAAAAGTCCTGCTGTAAAAGTAGGTAACTCTGCGCAAGATGATGTTTTTTCAGTTAAGAATACACATAATGACATCCCATTTGTAGATTTAGATAATTTAGAGGATTTATCTGAAAAAAAGAAAGAAGAAACTAAAGTAGTAGAGAAAACTGAAGAAGAACTTTCTGTGGAAGCTAAAAAAGCAGAAAAAAAGATCCCCTCTAAAAAAGAAGAAACTAAAGTAGATACAACTCCATCAGGAGTTTTAGAAACTCTTAGGAATACTGCAAGATTTCTTATTGAAAAAGGTCAATGGAGAGATTTTGAAAATAGTGAAGAAATTTTATCAACTTTGGATGAGGCTGGTTATGAAGAGTTAGCCTTGAAACAACAGGAAGCTATTTTAGAAGATGGTTATAAAGAAAAAATTGATAAAACAGGAGATTACGGAAAAGCTATCTTAGAATACATAGAAAACGGAGGAAATCCTGATGAGGTTATAGACTTATTTAAAGAACAAAAAGTTGTAGAAGCAATTCCTATTGATACAGAAGATGGTCAAAAAGACTTAATTCAAAAATTCTATACAGAAGTATATGACTGGTCTTTAGAAAAGGCTAAAAAATATATTAACACATTAATTTCTAATGATGAGTTAGAAAGTGAAGCGCAGGAAGTAGATACAAAGTATAAAAAATTCTTTGAAGAAGAAGTAGCTACTTTACAATTACAGCAAAAAGCTGTAGAACAACAGAACAGAGAAAAGCAGAAGATATTTGCCCAAACTATAAACTCTAAACTGACCGAAAGGAAAGACTTTACAGACAAAGAAAGGAAATTAATAGTAGATTCAATATTTAAGTATGATTCTGCCCTCCCTGACGGGACTAAAGTAAATAAATTTTACTTAAAGTTTGCAGAAATGCAAAAAAATCCTGATGATTATTTAGATTTAGTAAGCTTTGTAATGAATAAACAAGCTTATAATGATAAAGTAAAAATTAAGGAAGACAATAAAAAAGTAGAAAAGAAATGGAGTTGGATTAAGAGTAACTCTGCTGTTGATAAAACAAAGGGTGGTTCTTTTGAAGATGACGATAAAACAACTAAGTCCAATCTGGATTTTAGTAGCATTTTGAACAAATAAAATAAAAATAAAGAAAAATGGCTGATTTTCCATTACCAAGTTTAAACTCCCTTAACGGTGCAGTAATTGTTGCTCAAAGTAAGTTTGAGCCAAGTAAATTTACTGACCTAAACTCTTTGTATGCAAATTACAAAAAGGATTCCTTCACAGTATATAAAGGATTATTAGCTCTTTGGAATCAAAGAAGTTTAATCAACACTCCTTTGTTAAACATGACAGAGTTGAAAAACAACGTTATGTATATACCAAACGTAGAAGGACGTTTTCGTTATGATGTACCTTATGAAATGAGTTTCCCATTTATTGTGGAAGACTTAACTATAGATTTGGATAAGCCAGGTCTTGATGGTCAGAAGTTTCAGGTTAAGATAAATGAAAATGTATTCACTAACACTGACCGTATTATCGCTGATTTACGTGATGGAATAGAATTATACATCGCAGAAGATGAAATTGTAGAAGAAACTGATGGGTGGATTTATACAGTTGAAATTGTAAATAAAGACCGTAAAGGTACTTTCTATCCTAAAGAATTCTTACAGCCAGGTGTGCAGTATATGAAAATATCTAACATCAATGGTGAGTATGATACTCAGAAATCTTCTATAACAACAGGTAGTGGCTTTATGCAACTACAAATGGAGTTGGGTGGTGGACACCGTTCAGCTACACACTGGTGTACAGGTTACGGAGATATGGCTCGTATCAACGAACAGAAAAATCCTCAATTAGCTTTTATCAACCAACGTCTTGAAAACATGGGTGGAGCAATGCTCTATATGAATAAAGATGCTAATGGTAATGTTATTAAAGATTCTATTAGATGGCAACCAACAATTGAAATGTTGTTACGTGTTGAAATGGAAACAATGACAGAGAAAGATTTGATGTGGGGTAAAGGTGGTTTCGTTAAAGGATCAGGCCGTAGAGCAATTAGAGTGGGAGCAGGTTTATACGAACAGTTGCGTAATGGTAACAGATATGTATATAATAAGATTACTCTTACATTAATTGAAAACGCTATTGCTAATCTTTATAGTAAATCAGGTATTCCAGTTGAACAACGTAGAACTAAGATTCAAACAGGAACAGGAGGTTTAATACAGATTTCTAAAGAATTAGAAGAAAGATACAAACAAACAAATATATTCCTTACTAACACAGGAGATGTTCCAGGAAATGCATTGTTCGGTAACGACGCTATGCATCTTGGATTTGGTCACAGATTTACTTCATTCATTTCACCTGTTGCAGGTTTACTTGAATGGGAATTGAATCCAGCTCTTGACAGTGTTTCAGGATTAAGAAAGCAAGATGGTTTAATTGGTGAATATCCAATTGAATCATACACTTACATGATTATGGACATCACTGACAGCAAAACTTCAAATGCTGCTGCTCGTGTTGCTAATGTTAAATATCGTGTAGAAGATGGTTTTAACTCAAATGCAAATATTGTTCTTGTTAAACCACAAGATTATGGTGAGTTGTATTGGGGTTACATTCAAGGTACTCAGTCTCCATTTGGGCCAAGCTCAATGCAAGGTATGTATTCAGCAAATAGTTTTGACGGATGGCAGATTTGGATGAAATCATTTGCTAACGTATGGATCAAGGACGTAACACGTACTATGATTATAGAAAAGGCTCGTCCTACTTCTATTGGTCAATTAGCATAAATTAAATTTGGTTGTAAGTATATTTAATATAAGAACTTTCAATTTTTTTAAAACCAACAACAATTATGGACGCAATTATTAAAGTAAAACAGGTTCCTGACTCGTTTGCAATTTCTACAGGACTTGATAAGTATGGTAAAAGTAGAATGCCTCATTGTAGGGATATGTACCAAGCTGCTCAAGGCTATGATTTAAGGTATCAGACAGGAATAGATGAAGACTCCGCTGAAATTAATTCCATGAGGGATGAAGCAGCACAAATTGCTAAAAAAGAAGAAGTTAAATCTCTTCGTTTAAAGTTAGAAAAATTAGTAGGCAAAGATTTATCAGGAACAAGTGATTTTTGGGAAACTTTCTTTGTGAATATTTCAACAGATGATGATTTGACTTTAAATATGTCAAATCCTTATGATGTTATAAAACACAGAGTTTTAGTAGCAAATGGTCTCGCAGCTCCTAATTTTGAATCATCAGGGATGCCACAGTATAGAAATGCTAAATATTATTGCTTTACTGAAGAAAGATTTGAACAACAGAATGTTTCAAGTCAGAAACTTAAAGATAAGGCAAGAGCAGCATTACTTGATATGTCACAGAATGATGACAAGATGATTATAATGGGTCAATATCTTGAAGGATTTAAGTATAAAAAAGGAATGAAGCCTGATACTTTGTACACAATGTTATCAAACTATATAAATGATGTAGCAAATTCTGATAATGTAACTAATTTTATTAAAGCTTCAAACATTTCAGTAGAAGACTTGCAATATAAAATTACTGTAGATAAGGCTATTAAAAGCAAAAAAATTAAGTTTAAAGATGGTCAGTTTTTTAGAGGTGGTGTAAACTTAGGTAAAGACATCTCCGAAGTATTAGAAAACTTAAAATCACCAGAATACGCAAACGAATTTATTGCAATACATGAAGAAGTTAGCTAAAAATGAAGTCAATAGAAATATACAAAAAGATTTTACTAAAAGTAAATCTAAATGACACTAATGGGAATATTCATGCTCCAAAGTCAAATGCTGTATTAATTTTTAATGAAGAATCAAGAAAGTGGTTAAATTCAAGATTAGAAAATTCTAATAATTCTGACGAAAAGGATGAGTTACATGAGTTTCTTATTTCTGACGTAGAATTGAAAAAAGTAGAAGATTTAAAAGATAGTTCTGATTTTGCTATTCCTAATGATTATTTTAGGTACTCACGATCATATTCTTTAGCTTCTAAGGGGGAATGTAAAAATAGGGTAATCGTTAATTGGGATATTAAAAATAAGAATATCAATACTATATTGACAAACTCTAATGAATCCCCTTCCTTTGAATATGAGGAATCTCCTGTAAAATTAGCAAACTTTAAATTAAAGGTATATAAATCAGATTTTTCAGTTGATAAGGTGTTCTTAGATTATTACAAACTTCCACCTATATTAGATATATCAGGATATACAAGATTTGATGGAACAAAATCAGAAGACGTAGATTTAAAATACTCAGATGATTTATTAGATCAGATAATTTCACAAACTGCTTTAGCAATAGTAAGAAATTCCCAAAATACTGAAGGTTTTCAATTCGCAAAAGATAGAATAGCGAGTGAACCAAGAAGCAGTGGTAATAATGGGACTTAAAAAGAATGGCAAATAACCAAATATATAAAATAGATGATATTTTATTTGAAAAAATAAAAGTTCATTATAATAATGGAAAATCTTTTGGAGAGCTGGCTACTGATTTTAAAATGTCAAAAGCTACTATTTACAAAAGTTTTAAAAAAAGAAATGAAGAAGTAAGGAAACACAATAATAAATACATTTGTGATGAAAATTACTTCAATAATATTGATAATGGTAATAAAGCATATATTTTAGGATTTATCGCCGCAGATGGTTGTCTTTATAAACATAGAAATTGTCATACCCTTTCTATAGGACTTCATCTAAAAGATAGAGAAGTTTTAGAATTTATTAAAAAAGAATTGCAAAGTAATTCTGATGTAGTAGATTCTTTAGTAAGCGAAAAATATCACAGAACATTATTTAGAGTCCACTCTTCAAAAATTGTTTCAGATTTAGAGAGATTAGGATTGACAGAAAGGAAAAGTTTAACTCTTACATTCAATGGAGTTTTAATTCCTGAGATTTACAAATTTGATTATCTCAGAGGTTATATTGATGGAGATGGCCATGTTGATAGTAAGATAAATTTAATAACTTTATTAGGAACAGAAATATTTTGCAAAGAATTACAAAGTTATTTAAAAGAAAAAGAAATAAATTCTTCTGTAAGAAGAGCAGTTAAAAATAAAGATTTACATGAATTAAGAATACTTAAGGATAGTAAAGAAAAAATAATAAAATTACTCAATTATAACTCCTTCGCATTGAGTAGAAAGAAAAAAGAAATGGAGGAGATATTAAATAAAATTAAAATTTATATTGAATGTTGAATCAATCGTTTAGACAGGTATTTGTTACAAACAGTCCTGCCTTACTCGCAGATGGAGCAACCGTAGAGAATATCGGTGTTGGTCAAGTTGGTTTCGTAGATGCCAAGACCTACAAAGGTGTGACTTCTCCCACATATGCGAAAAATAAAGCTCTTCAGATAGTACAAGGTACTCCTGATTTAAGTTACTTGCCACTTATGGCAGGTGTTCCTAATGAAAATGTTTATTCACACCTTATTAAAGGTAAATTGATTAAAAATTTCAGAGGAAAAGCCGCTAAAAGAGGCCGTAACCAAATTATTACCGTTGGTAATAGTGGAGACGTATCAGATACTGATACCATATCTGCAAAATCAGGAGATCAAAAATTCTTCTATTTAAAACTAACTGGCCCAGCTATAGATAAGTTATACTCTAATCAGGGTATTACTCGTCAATATGAAGTTAACGGTGGATGCGTTGATGATTGTACAGACACTTGTGCTGTACTTGCTGATCCTCGTCCGCTTGCAGAAAGCTTGGCTTTGCAAATTAACACAGATCCTTACGTAAATAAGTTTGTAAAGGCTTCTGTTATTACACAATGTACTCCAGCATTAGGAGCTGCAACAACAGTAAATTGTTACAGATTTGAAGTTAGAGTGTGTGATACGCAAGATGACATTTCATTAGGAATTGTTCAAGGACAATATGCTGATGATAAGGTTACACGTATTGGTAAAGAAGGAAGTTTGTCAGTTTATCAAGTAGTAAGAGATACAAATACTCTTCCTGCTGATGTTTCAAATGCAGGATTTATATTAATTCCTGATTGTCCTACATGTCCATCAGGATATACAGAAGTGACTTCAGGATATGTTTACACTGTAACCAGACAAGACGCTGGTGATGCAGGTGCATTAAATTCTGTTAAGGCTACTTATGGAATTTCTTCTTCAACCGAAAGTGGAGCAAGGATTAGTTATCAGTTTGGCCAATCAATTTATGTATTGGTTTCAGATACTGCCCAAACTGTACAAGGTTCAGATGGTTTTGTATTTGCAGGACAAACTCGTAATAGTTGTGTAATAGCAGCTCCATCAACTGTAGCATGGGGATTAGCTGAAACTCAAGTTAAGTATACTCAGACTTATCGTATTACTATCGCTGATAGTATTTGCGGTACTGATAGACTTACTGATATTCAAGCTGCTTTCCCAGCATTAGTTGTTACATTGGTAAATGCAGCAGGTTCATGTGTTCATACATATGAAACAACTGTTTATTCTCAATGTGTGTCTACAGGATGTTCTTTAGATACCTTGGTTTTCTCTGCTCCACAGCCTTTTGAAGGTTCTGAGTGGGTTAAGCAAGCTGAAGCTGCACTTCCAACTGGAACTGTTTGTTTAGTAGGGGTTAAAATAGAAGTTGCTTTTGTTAATAGAATAACAGGAGAATGTACTTATGACTACTTCCCTTATGAATCAGACACTATTCACATACAGGCATCTAACTATGATCCTAATTACAATAATTCACCTGAAGCTTGTACTACTTACTGGCCAGTGAAGGAAATTCAATCTTTCCAACACCCAGCAGGATTTGGTGCTCACATCAGAAAAATGGAAGAAAAATCTAAGTCTTATGACTTAAGAGAACGCTCTTTCGACCCTGTAGTTAGAGAAATAGAAGGATATTCTTTCCAAGCTATTCCTAATGCTTATTATGATGAGTATGTATTAGATTTTGAATTTGAATACAAAGTAGGTGGATGGTCAGAAAAATATACAGATAGCTATAGTATTAGTATCTTTGTTCCAGAAGGACAAGGTACTTCTGTAGAAAATGCTGTTAACTCTTACATCTCAAGTGTAGGAATTGATATTGACCCAGTAGTACTTTAATAAGTATAAATACCAAGTTAATTTATAAAAGGAGAGGAGGAAATTATATCCTTTTCTCCTTTTTAAGTTTAAAATAAAAAAAATGGCAAATAAAAATACATCTCCTTTAGAATTATATGTGGAATCTTATCTTAGAGGAACTTCAAGAAAATTAATAAATAAAAAGTTTATACAAAAAGCATTAGCTTTAGTAGATGAAAAGTTAGGAGTTCCATGTTGTGCAAATCCATCCGCTACTATAAATTTATTTACAAGATTTGACAATGATCTTACTAATACAGTAAGAATGATGTTAGTATCCTTACCTAAAAAAGGAAATGTTCAAGCATTAAATAGGGTACATAAACTACTAACTAATTTTTTAACTCCACCTTGTTGTATCTAATAAATTAAGCAAGAGAATGGAACAATTATCTATATATAGAATAAATCATCTTCATCCAAAACTAAGGAAAGCTGCTTTAGATGCTTATGTAGAAGCTGTAAAAGCAACACCTATTGGTGTGCATCCTTTTATAACTAATACTTTTAGAACTTTTGAAGAGCAGTCTGCTAAGTATGCAATAGGAAGAACAGTAGTAAATCCTAATGGAAGAAAATCTGCTGCTAAACCACTTGGAAATACTATTACAGATGCCAAAGCAGGACAATCTTACCACAACTATGGACTTGCTTTAGATTTTGATATAGAAATTAATGGAGTTGAAGAATGGGATGTAGACAAAAATTGGATGATAGTTGTAAATTGTTTTAAAAAACATGGATTTACATGGGGAGGAGATTGGAGTGGTTTTAAAGATACACCACATTTAGAAAATAAATTAGGGTACACTTGGCAAGATCTGTTAGTAAAGTATAACAAAAAAGATTTTATAATAGAAGCAAGTACTAATTATATTAATTTAAAAACTATGTCAGATAAATGGTCTATATTATCAGTATTTCTTCCTGAGGTAGAAGGATTTATTCCTTACCCAAGATGGGATTATAAACAATGGAGTTGGGGATATGGAACTGCTGCTGGTTTTGATAAAAATAAAAAACCTTCAGGAAGTATAACCAAAAAAAAAGCACTTGCAGATGCTTTAGAGCATTCTAAAAGTGACTATACTACTCTTTTACCTAAGATTACAAAGAGTCTAACTGAAAGTCAGTGGGCTGCCCTTCTTTCATTTTCTTATAATGAAGGAGTTGGAAATGCAGAGAATTTAATAAGTGATATTAATTCAAACTCAGCTAATCTTGAACACCATTTTAAAAGGTATATATTTGCAGGAGGTAATGTAAATTCAGATTTAGTGGATAGACGTAACAAGGAATGGAATTTATGGAATAGTTAAAACATAATAAATGAAGGGAGTACACGAAAATATTTTGGATTTTGAAATAATTGAAACAGGAAATCTAAAAACCTTAGTTTTTATAGATTCCTCTCAATATATGGAAAATCCTGAAAAACCCATCCTGGAAATAATACTTCCAGGAATGAATAAATATATATTAGTAAATATAGCAGCACGTAAAGTAAATACTTTTACTTCTAATACTCTTAATCTAACTCCTACAATTCTAAATGATTATAGTTTATTAGATCTGCCTGATGGAGTGTATGTTTTTAAGTATAAAATTTGCCCTTATCAATATGTTAATAGAGTTAAAACTTATCTAAGGGTTACAAATATTTTAAGCAGATTAAAAACTGTTTTAGATACTTTACAATTTGCAGATTGTGATGAGGAAGATATTAAACAAGAAATTTCAAATATTTTTATTTTAATAGAATCAGCAAAAGCAAGTGCAGAGTTAGGTAATACAGATAGAGCTTCTAACAAGTATCAATTAGCAGATAAGAAAGTAAATTTTTTATTAGATAAATTAACATAATATGGCCTGTAGTTCATGCGGAGGTGTATCGGCATCAAGTGCTCAAGTAAGAAAGATTGTTAGACTTCAAGAAGAACCTATACAACCTTGTAATTATACACAAGAAATGCTAAGTAGTTGGTTAATATATTTTCAATGTGTTAAAACTAATAATTTATATTCATTTTTTAACATAACCTCAGCAAAAGTAAATTCAATTATAGGAACTATAAAATCGGCAATTAATTATTCTACTAATCCTTGTTATTTTAAAATAAAACTTGACGAGATTCAACCAATTGAATTAGTTATACAAAATAGTGGAAAATGTTAAAATTAATAAAAAGAATTGAGGATATTGGAGAGTATTTAAGAGCTAATATAAGATATGACCTGTCTACTAAAATAGACTATTTTGATTTTTTTAAAAATAGAAATCAAAAAGATATTTTATTGAAACAAAAAATTGATAAAAATTTAAATAGACAAATAACAGCAGATGATAAATTGTAATGACCCAAGAAAAAATTGTGGAACAATAGTTCCATCAAGTTGCGTTTCTTTTACAGGAACTCAACCTGCTTTTATTGCAAATATAGATTTTCCATGTGATGTAAATGTTACAGATGTAATAGATTTAACTACTGCTGAAATAGATAAAATAAAAGCAGGAGAAGATTTAACAGGTTTAAATAAAAGATGTCTTGTATTTGATCCACTTACAATAGACATTAAAGGATTAACACAAGTTCAAATTGATGAACTTTGTGCTTTAGATGCAAGCGTGGCTGCTCTTCAAACTACACTATCCGCTTTAGATATAGGAACAGAATTAGTATCTGTAGATTTAGGTGCTATGACTCCTATTACAAATCCTTGTAGTGCTACAGTTAATCAATATACATTGTTTTATGTGTTACAGTCATTTGCAAATGAATTGAATTTAATTAAAACAACTTTAGGAATATAAATAAAAAATATAAAATGTACTGTAATTCTTGTAATCAAACTATAACTTCTGATGGTTGTGGGTGTTCTTCAACACAAATAGATGATTCTAATGTAATTTACCACAAAAGTAATGGAGAACTATCTGCTTTAACTAACTTGGGATTATCTAATGGTTCTACCCTTGAACTTGCTCTTGAAGCAATAGATGTTAGTATAGCTCCTCTTACTTCTATTCTGTCTACAACACTTACTTATTTAAGAACTAAATATACAATAAATAATTTAACGCAATTTTTAATAGCTGTTAGTCAGGAATTAGATTCTTTAAACACAACAGTGGTAACAGGTCAGGAATGGACTACAGTAACAAGACCCTCCACTCCTATTGAAGGAGAAGATGGGTATAATCTAACTTTACATCAAAGAGAGTACTACAATGGTACTTCTTGGATTTCTTATTAAAACTAAATAAATGTGATAAAATTATTAAAAACTCATTGTGCTAATGGACATGAACGCATAGAAGAAAATCTTATTATATATAAAGATGGGAGAAAACGATGTAGATTATGCCGCAGAAAAATCCCTACACATTGTCCAAAAGGACATTTACATGAAGAAGGTAATTGGTATTATAATAAAAGAGGAGACAGACATTGTAAAGCTTGTAGAGATATACAAACAAGAGAAAATAGGGAGAAACATTCTGAAAAACATATAGTATATCAAAACAGAGCAAAAGTTAAAAAATACGGAATAACTTTAGAAGAGTATAATACATTACTGGAAAAACAGAATTTTGTATGTGCAGTTTGTAAAAATGAATATCCTTCTGATAAACAACTTGCAGTAGATCACGACCATAAAACTAACAAAGTAAGAGGATTACTTTGTAATAATTGTAATGTAGGAATAGGCATGTTAAATGACTCTATAGAAACATTAGAAAAAGCAATAAACTATTTAAAAAATAATAATTAATGAGCTGTCCAATATGTAATTCACCAGACTATATTCAATGTGGTTGTGACCTTGAACCTTATTGCTTACCTTGTTCGAGTGATTCAAACTGTGTTCAAAAAATAGATGCTGAATGTGTTATTTATCATAGAGATGATAATAAGCCTTCTAAGCTTACATGCATGGGAATTCCTAATAAGACACCAATAGAGACTATTTTAGAAACTATTGATGGATTTATTTGTCAATTAAATACGGTTCAAACTCCTTTAACGGCGATAGATTCACCCACTATAGATTTGACTGCTTGGGGAGTATTAAAACACACTTTACAAGCAGATGTTAAAATCTCATCAGCAAGTGGAAATACATTAGTAGCTTTAGGAGATGGATTATACATTTCTCAAGCGGGTTCTCAAGTTCCTATTACACCAATTGATTCTAATTCAGTGAATCTCACTGCTTTTGGAACACTTGATCATACTCTTCAGGCAGATGTTATAATATCCCCAGACGCAGGAAATGCCTTAGAAATAAGGAGTAATGGATTATTTGCAGTAGATGCAAGTGGAAACACTGTAGCTACTACAGCAGATAATGGTCTTACAAAGACTTTAAATAATATACAGCTTGGGGGTGTATTATTACATGATACTTCTATTGCTACTACAAATCACAGTTTTAATATACTTACAGACGGAGGTCATTTTAATTTTGATCCCTCAGACTACATAGCTGGTATACAGGATGGTATTGATCCTACATCCAATCAATGCTTACAAGTACATAATGCAGGAACATTCGCAGTTCAATGTGCTACATTAGCTGATTTGGCTCTTTTGTCTTTTTATTCAAGTGGATTTTCCAGTACAGGAATAGGAGAGGTTATAATGGCAGTTCATTATCCACAATCTAATGATTTGTCTATTCCACTGCCTCTTATTGATGCAAGTTTAACTGCATATGCAAAAGTATCTAAAAATGTTTTAGGTGGAACGGGATTAATAGAATTATATGCAAAAGACGTTTTAATAACTCAGGTAACTAATGCTGTAGATGATACAGCAACTTATGCTCAATCAAATGTTTTATATACTAACACAGTTGGAAAAGTTTGTTCAGCTCCGTTATTAACAGCAAGTGCTGTTTTAGACTTTCTAAGTACCCCTTCAAACGCTTCATCTGATTTAACAATATCTGTGCCAGGAGCAGCAGATGGAGATGTAGTTGCAATAGGAGTACCAGCAGCAAGTGCTGCAATAGGAACATTTTGGGGATTTGTAAGCGCAGATAATACCGTTACAATAAGATTTCATAATACTGCTGGCGGTGCAACCGATCCTGCAAGTGGTACATTCAAAGTTAAAGTTTTTAAAGGTTAATATAAATTTTTAATACTAAGTTATTGGTAAAAATATTTTAAAGATACAGTTTTTGAAGTTTATTGGTTTTCTTCAAAAATACAGCACCTATTTCTATAGGTGTTTTTTTATTTTAAAGATTTATTTGGTTATTTAAAATATTTTTAGTATCTTTGCTTTTCTAACAAAAATTTTAAACATGAATTATTCAGAAATTGAGAAGTATTTATTAGAAAATCCTATTAATAGAATGCAGCAAAATCCTTATGATAATACTGCCTTAAAATTGGGAGTTGATAAAGAAATAATAAGACAAATATGGAGAAAGTTAAGAAGAAAAGGATTGGCAGAAAATGGTGAACAAGAGTTAAATAAAAAAAAGGAAGACTTTATTGCAGCTATTAATGAATATAGAGAAGATAGAAAAGAAGATGGTTCAGTAAGAATACAAGATACAGTAGACAGAAAATTAACTGACAAAGAATTATTTGAAAGATATGGAAGAAATCAAAAGGAGTGGAAAATAATCTCAGTTTGGTTTAAGGATAATTCCAATGGATTTTTGCTTTCTGTGCATTTTGCTCCAATAAAACAAGGAATACAAACTCTTGATTATCAAAAACAATTTAAAGATTTTGTAGAGGGGATATATATAAAAGACAAAGTTAATATTATTTTAGAACCATCTATTGATGGAGTTACGGC